TAAGATGTCTAATGTAGATGCAATAATTGGATCGGTGTCCATTGCTTCGTAATCTGAATATAGTTGAATTCTTAACGTTTGGTAGTTAAGATTTGGGTTAAATATATTCTTATTGTTGTATATGTAAAGACGTGAGAACCTATCTAGTAGGGAATTGGTCTGATACTTACCAGTTGTTTGAATCTGGTTGGTATCCATTATCTTTAACTCATCTCCTCCTACGTTTCTTACCAGTACATCTGTTGAGAACAGTCTCTGTAGTGAAGAAAATAAATTTCTTTCTGCCATTTTAAAAATGTTTTATTTATAAATAGTACTTTTATCCTAATAGCCAGGATAAATCCTCTTCCCCGTTAGGCGTCTTCATAAGATAAGGATTATTTTGCATAGGAGCAACATTATAAACAGCAGTATTTCTTTGATTTAAACTTGTAAATGAAGATAGGGTAGCTCTAGCAAGGTCCATTCCTTGTTGTCTCATTCGAATGGCTGTATCTCTTACGTATAAAGCTGTCGCTAATGGCATTACAAGGTCATCATTATAACCTGTTTGTGCTTGTGCTTTTCCATTCTTCCATATAAACACCCTTAGTTCACCTAATAGTCTCTTAGATTGAAGTACAACTGATCTTTCTCTAATGTATTCAGTCATTTTAGCTATTACTAGAGGTCTAGTCTTTAACGACATTGTAAATCCTGGTACTAGTTTATCTCTTTCAAATTTAGCCATATACGATTCAACTGTTTCAGTATCTGATCTGGATGAATAATATAAATTCTTATATTCTCTTTCAAGTACTTGTTCAATAGTAGACCATCCAATATTGGCATTCTCAATTACAAGTAATGCATCATTGTATTCAGATGCTATTCCTACTAATACGTTTCCAAATTCTTTAGGAGATAGTTTACCTTTGTATTCACCGACCTGAGTTACTGTCTCTATATCAAAGATGTGAAATGCTGAGTAGTCACTAGAGTCACCTCGAGCAACGTCAGCTACAACCATATAGGATTTAGTATAATCAGGCGATTCCCATATCCATAAGTTACCGTCTACACCTCTCTTCTCTGTAGGTTCTTTTACGTAAGTCTCTTCGTAGAATGACATATTCTCAACCTCAACTACTGTATCTCCAGATGATAAGAAGTCACAATCACACTCTTGTGCTGCATGTTTCTCTCCTAATTGTCTTGTCTGTTCATCTCTCCACTCTTGAGTTCTTTCCGGGTGTACATCCCATTTTAATTTAATAGGAATAAATCCATTCTCTCCTGCTTCTGCTTTTTCCCATGTTTTATGGAACCAGTTACCTACACCATTTGGAGTAGAAAGAGCCATACATTGACCTCCGGTAGCAAGAGTTTGTTGTGCTGCAGTAAAGGTCTCTTCGATATTATCAATGAAGGCTGCCTCATCTATTAATAAAAGCGATACTGCTTCTGAACGAGCTGCATCTGAGTTAGATGATTTAGCTGTAATTTTAGAACCGTTTTTAAGTCTTAATGACAGCTTATTCTTCTCTGTAAAAGGCAACTGTAACCATTTAGGTAGATTCTCATACATGAAAATCGTCTTAGTTACCAAGTTACGAGCAGTTGCTTGAGTAATAGCTAATGCTAGTACGTTTTTATCTTTATGGAAAATCATCAACCACAAAGCGTATGCTGAGGCTAATGTGGAAATACCTAACTGTCTTGATTTAAGAGTCACTAACATCTTCTCATCTCGGAATAAATGTAGAACTCCTTCCTGGAATGGATATAGATTGAAGAGGATTCTACCTCTAGTTGGATGCTGTATGTAGCAATACTTCCTCATGAAGTAAGCCGGGTCTTTAGAACACTTAATATATTCTTGAGCGACTATTTGTTTGATATCTTGTTGACTCATATTATATATGTATATAATATAAATATAGGGGTATAAAAAAACCCACCTTTATGGGTGGGCTTATTTAATTATATTGTAAGAATTACTTATCTTCTTTAGCTTCTTTTTTGCTAGCGAATTTCTTTTCGAATTCTTTTCTTAATTTTTCTTCTGCTTTTCTTAATGCTTGAATATCTTTACGCATTTGTTTAACAGCTTTTTGATCGATATGCTCAGCATTCTCTCCTTCTTCTAAAGATGTTACTTTAGCTTCTAAAGCCTCAGCTACTTCTTTCATTCTTTCCATTTTGTATTTATGAGCTGCTTCGTTAGTTCCGTGCTCGATGTTAGACATCAACTCATCAATATTTTTGTATTTTGGAAGTGGGTTTTCTTTAACCATTTCTTCACCTTCTGGAATATATAGTTGTGCTGGTGGATTTGGTATTTGGTTATCTTTATCTGTTCTAAAAAAAGTGTTACCCTCTTCCTCTTTTTCTTCTGCTACTGCTTGTGGAGCCATTCCTAATGCGTTTTGAACCATCTCAACTAGAGCTTGTTCTTTAGCAGTTAATTCAACTTCTGCTACTACTTCTTCTTCTACTTCTTCTTCCCAAGTCTCTTTTTTTGCTTCGTCTAATCCTAGTTCTTGAGCAATTGCCTGTACTTGCTCGTATGGTGCACTAGGTGAGTGGTTAAATTCTGTAGTATCTATTTCTTTGTTATGAAATGCTTGCTCTACTGCTGCTGTTAATTGATCATGCTCAGGTGTTCCTGCTTCAAACATATCATCTACTGCATCCATTACAGCTTCGTATCCGTAGTCACTTCCTTCTTTGATTAGTTTTGCATTCGTTGTAAGTCTATTCTCTGATAGGAATGATCTTAAATTAAAGTTATCTGCCATTGTATGTGTTTTATTTTTGTTATAAATAGTTTGTTTTTATGCAAAAGATGTTAGTTGTGGAGATTTATTTGTTGCACTGAAGTTCTGTACTGTCACTTCTCTGTTTAAAATTGCTTCTTTAAACTCCTGCTTTGTATAAATTCTATACTCTCCTCCCATAATTATGAATATAAAATCTGCTGATTTAGCTTCATTTGCTAAGAAGTAATCAACGTACCACTCTAATAGAGCAGTTTTTATATCTTCCGGAGAAGTTAAATCTTTTCCTGATAGAGTATTAAACTCCTTTTCTACAAGATTTCTTACCTCTGGTTCTAATGTACTATCTGCAGAGATAATATTAGCAATATAAGTATGTAATGCTTCTGGACCTTTTCCTACTTTTCTGGGAGATATTCCTAACTGTAGTAGGTTGTTGTACAAATCTGATAGACTTTCTGTTCTTCCAATAAGACGACCTCCTTGTGCTTTTACCTCTAATTCTTTACCTTCTATTTCTACGTCCCCGATTTTTAATTTCTTTCCGCCTTTTCCTGTAAGTGCTAATAAAGCCTCTCCTTCTCCAACTCCTTTTCCACCTTCAGAAGCTCTTCCTGCTTTTAACATTGTAGAAATAAACTCTGCCGGTAGGTTAGTTGCTTTTTGTACTGTACCTACTAAGTCAGTTCCTGCTTGAAGTTGTGCAATTGTAAGTTGTCTTTCTGGGTGTTGTAGGAAGTTAGAAAGCTCTTGCTCTAATCCTGGGTATTGATGTACAATACTAAAGATTTCATTTGCTGAGGATTGTAACTCCTTGGTTTTTAGCATCTGCATGATTTGTGTACCTAATTTTTTACCTTTAGATACAACCGTATGGTACATTTTTTGAATAAACGCACTATCTAATTCTGACTTTCTATCTTGTAACAGCTTAATAAGATCATCTGCACTGTATTCTACTTCCTCTTTTGACTTTTCAGCCTCAAATACAATACCGTACTCAGAGTATATCTCTTTAAGTATTCTCAAATCATCTGGATTATTCATGTCTGGGTATCCTTTCTTACATCTGTAAGCCCATTCTGCAACTAATTTGTCTATAACCTTCATTTTTATAATGCTTCTGGTGTTTCTTCGTCTGCTTCTGCTGGTGCTTCTTCTGTACCGCCTTCTTCTGCTCCAAATTCATCTGCTGCTACTTCTCCTTCTCCTCCTCCGGCTTCAGCTCCAGGAAAGTCTCCTCCTGTACCTCCACCTGCGGCTGGTTCGGCTGCAAAGTCTTCTCCTCCTGGCTCTTCACCTTGAGAGATTGGACCGTCTCTTAATACTCTTCCAATACTGTCTAATGCTTGTTGGTAAGCTGCTGTTCCTCCTAAGTAGTATCTCTTACCTTCGATACTGGCTTGGAAGTCTTTTCCCACCCATTTTAAGTCGAATGATTGTCCATTCTTAAGTACTACTTTGAAAGTAGATGGTTTAGGTACTGTCCATCTTACATCTTCTACAAATTCATCATATTCTGATGTAAGTAAAGATTGTAATGTCTTTTTTACTGTTGGGAATTTACCTAGTATTTCCTGAGTAGATGTCGGAAGAACTGCTTCTTGTTCTGTAAGAACTTCTACATATGCTTCAAGTATTGCTTCTTTTAACTGATTTTTAGAGATAACATCTCTTCTATTTTTTAAATACTTGTCAGTCTTATCAACTTTTCCGTCATTATTAATATCGTCATCCTCTTTTCCAACTGCATCTAATGCTCCTTCTTTAAAAGGTCTTGGGCAAGGAGTTCCTTTAACGTGAGTATGTCCACATCTTCCACAGTAAGTAGCTTTTTTCTCATCCAATGCTACTACTATTGCTACAGGTTTTTCCTCCTCTTTTTCAGATTCCATATATCCTGCTGTAGCATCTAAATAGTCTTCTGCTTTAGTTAGTTTTGATTGAACCCAAGCATCTAATTGCTCATCATCTCCTAATAGGTTCATTAACTTACTAGCATTTGATTGAATAGATCTTAATTGTGCTTTTGCCATTGATGATTCATCATCTGGTTGTAGGTGATCGTCTTCTTGCAAGGTAGGTGTGTTCATTTTAATAAAATCGTCTGATACTGCAAATACAGTTACCATTCCTTTTCCGTTATCCGTTACATCAATATCTTCTATGTTGTAAGTAGCTTGTAGCTTATCTGCTACTGCTTGACCCATCTTCATTGCCTTTTCTGCTCCTAAGTCTCTTTCTTGACCTGAGGCTGTTCTTTGTCCTAAAGCAGTTAGGTTACCTCTTCCTGTTGGGTATTTTATGTATACCGATAGGAGGTTAGGATTGTTTTTATCTTTCTGTGCACGAGGTTTAAAATAGATGGTATAGTTTACTTCTGCTATATTTTTATTGATCTGAGATTCGTCTCCTGGTAATTCATTAGCTGCCATGTCATCGTACTCTTCATCTGAAGGAGTTGATACGTATTTAACCATTGCATCTGTTAATTTAGATTCTAACTCCGGTGTTGGAAGAGATACTTCGTTACCTTGAGTAATTAAGAAGTCACATAGGGTAATTGGACCTTGTTCTGAATCTAAAGCAATTGATTTTAACTCAGGACTTAAAATAAATCTAAAAGTATCTTGACCTTTACCTTGTCCGTATTCTACATGAATGCTGAATTTGTTAACTCCTACTCCTGTTAACTTAAGTGTACTTAGTTCATCACCTTGAGCTCTTAATACTTTAACTAATGACTTAGCTACTTCATATCCTACTGCTCCTGATTCCTCTATAGTATACTTATCTACAGCTTCTTCCAAGTTACCTTTTACGTTTTTACCGCTTGCAGTTTTAATTGCTGCAATATCTTGGTTATCGGCAATGTCTTTCAATTCTTGATCACTTTTATAATCAATAGTAGACTTTTCACCCTGTGTAGTTTTTATAAAGGCAGTCTTTTCTCCTGCTTCAGTCAATCTTATTCTCACTTTTTTCATATTTTAATACCTAAAGATAGTACTTTTAATTCGATTATACAAATAAATAGTAATTTATTTTACTGACAGTGGTAATTTAGGTATCTCTGCAATGCTTTTGCGTAATGTGTACCTTTATCTTCTAAACCACTTCTCTCTTGTCTAACCTTAGAACAGGTTAATTTACCTAGTCTTTTTTTTAAGATACCTGGTTGTACAGGATCGTGTTCTCCTTCTTCTATGCTTGATAGTTTATCGTAGTATTTAGGATCTTCGTATACATGGTCAAATGCTATTTCCATAGCAATATCTAAATCTGTTGTATGTTCAGATTCTACTTTAATACCTTTAAGTATTTGCTTTATAATTTCATCTAAAGGCAGTTTATGCATTTGTGCAAGATCTCCTATAGTTGCAAATTGAGCCAGTCCTCCTGGTATATTATTTGGAGCTGTTGTTGAAGTATCTAATGCTTCTTTAACTATCTTTGTTAAGT